TATCTAAATTTGTTGTTGTTACAGTATTATTTAATGTTATATATGTTGTTTGTGCAGTAGCATCAAATGTTGTATCTAAAACCTTACCTTCACCAAAATTTGTAACTGTTAAAGTAGTACTTAAATTAGTTGTATCTTCAGCCGAAGTTCCTACTTGTACTTTTAATGCTTGTCCTATACTATTAGAATCAAAAATTCTTAATTGTAATCTATATGATTTATTTTTTACTGTTGAAAATGATTGGTAGATAGCATAATCATTTAATCTTGCTCGACCATTTCCACCACTATTATATGCAGCACTTCCAGCTCCTGCTATCGTAGTCCAACTATTTATATTAGAAGTAAATTCACCATTAGTAATTAATTCTGTTGGCTTTAAAAAAAAAGACTCAAAGTCCACTCTACGCATATCGGATGGGAATGCATATTCGCCATCTCCTGCTTGAAGAACTTGAGTCGTTGTTGTATGTAATAAAGGAAGTTCAGCTCCTTCATTATAAATATCGTGTACTGCTTTATTAATAAAATCTTTTACAGCTGTTTGAATACCTCGACTACTAGAGAAGTTTGCTGAAGTCATTTCAACCTCATTCAACTCTCTTAAAATTCTATTTGATAAAACTAAATATGTTGTAGCCATTATTTTTCATCCTTATTGTCATATTCAAATTGTTCAAAACGAATTAATAGTCTTTTAATTCTAGACTCTGCATCGTCTAATTGTTTTTTTAAATCTTTAATCTGCTCTTTGAGGGCAGTATTATCAGATTTGTATTCTTGAATTATTTCAAGAAGCTGATTTCTTTTCTGATAACTCATTGAGTAACTTTACAATGTGTTCTAATTTTTCACTTTGTGAAGTAACTTTGTCTTCTAAATTCTTTACCCTTAAGTCGTGGGGAGAAGACATAAGTGTTTGTCCTGTACTAGCATGAGTCTTTTTAGTTAAATCATAAGTAGCCATTTTATTCTCCTAATTAATAAGGGATTTATTAAGGGGGGATATAAGCACCCCCCTTAAAATTAAACAGTATTATTATACTGCTGTATCGTGTTGTGTACTTGTGTTTCTATCAGTTTCATCAATACCTGAAATGTCACATAGTACTGCCCAAACACGGATTTTACCCGCACTTGAAGCTGCACCAGCCATTAAAGCATCAATAGTATCTGCTGTTTTGATTGTAAGCATAGGTGCTGCGTCTGCAACATCTCTCGGTGCATAAGCTGCTCCTGTAGCATCATAAGCATCTACGTAAGCATCAGGATCAGAAAATCCTGCTGTACTTCCCGTGACACCAATGTCAATTACTACAGAACCTGAACATGCTGTTAGCACTTCTACGCCTGCCGCCATAATTAGTGTTTCTGCAGGTACATCTATGCACTTAAGAACGTCATTTTGTGCTGAACCTGAGTCACCATTTACTGCTGATACATCAATTGTATTTTCTACCAGATAAGGTGTTCTACCATTGGACGGATGCCCAGTAGTACCACCTACACCTGTTACATTATATGTAGCCATAGTCTATCTATTATCCTCCCAATTAACCAACTGTTATAACACCTGAGTAAACGCCTGTTGATCTCAGAATTTTTCTTCCGAAAACATGCAAGCCTCTCACGATGTCTGAAAATGAATCAGGGTCTCTGATAAGTTCTGTTTTCGCAATATGGTTTGCCGTAGCAACTGCACCTTGGTGCCCATAAAGGATTGCATACTCATTAGATCCTGCTGATCCGAACGTTTTAGATGCCGCTGCTCCACCTGAGACTGCTATCGCATTAGTTGAGTAAAGTCTAAAACCAAATAAAGGTCTATCCGTTACTAAACCGTTTCTCATAGAAGATGCAGAACCATCATTCATTATTGATTGGTCCATAATTTTTGCCGCTGCTTTTCTTAATTGCTTGTAAAAAGCTGGCGGTGCAACCAACCATCTGTTTTCTTCTGGTACGTCATTACCATCAAGAACTGTCTTAGCAGCTGATATAACATCTGCTAATGTATCATTTCCTGCATCTCCATCAATTGGCGAAGCATCTGTTCCAGTGTTCGCTGCTGATGTTGAAGCATTGTCGTAAATGTTTTTTAATACATTATAGTCGTAGTTCTTTTTTAGTGAATAAGCACCTGAAGAAGTTGCAAGAGCTTCCCAATTTACGTGTGATTGTCTTTCTTCGATGTCATCTACTTTAAACGCAAAATAAGATCCTTGGTCGACAGTTAGTTGTAACTTGTCGTCTGCCAAAGATTGTGTGTTTACAGATTGACCTCGAGCGTAGTCGCTCACAGTAATGGTAGGCTCTTTCACGATATTTACCGTGTCGCCAAAATTTTCGATTTCTCCAGCGTAATCAGTGTTAGTAATATCTTCAACAACTGATGCACGTCTGAAAAACTTCTGAACCTTTTGACTATAGACTGCTGGTACCCAATTACCTGACGGTAAATTGACATAACCTGCAGCTTGTCCCATTGTAGCCATGTGTTAGCCTCCAATCTATTATTGTTAAGGTTGGATTCTACCTTCTCTTACAGCTTTATCGATTTCTTCTTCATACTTAGCATACTCACGAACATTCATTTTACTGATTTCAGCATTAGACCAAACTTTCTTTTTAGGTAACTCTGTCTCAGTAGCTTTAGTAGTCTTTGTTATAGCTTTAGCTGCTTCTTTCTTAACAGCTGTTTCCTGTTTTTTTGAAAGCTTACTAACACCAGCATCCATTTTATATAAATCAATAGCTCTTCCAGCTAATGATGCGTTGGCTGTATTTTCATATAACCAACCTTGTATAATAGGATCTTGTTTAGCAGCCCATTCATGAAATTCATCTTTTTGACGAATGTCTTGAAAATCAGGATGTGCTTTTAACAATTCTACTTCAGCTTTTTCTCTACTAATTTGTTCTTGTTGAACTTGAAGATTTTGGTATTTATCCTCCATCTCCTTTGCTCTAGTATCAGCTTTTGTCATAGCTATGGTTTCAACCATATCATATACATCAGGATACTCTTTTCTCCAAGCCTCTAATTCATCTTTAGACTTAGGTGGAACAAACTGTTTAGATGATTGTTCAAATTGAGTTCTTAAAGTACGAACTTCATCTTTATGCTTTCCAAGTGTAGAATCATAATGTCTTTTCAAATCGTCATAACGTTTCTTAAAGACACGTTCTTCGGCATTTTCAGGGCGTTCAGTTGAAGGAGTTGCTTTACCATCTGAGCTTGCAATTTCTTCTGATGCTTCAGTGTCCTTTTGAACGGTTGCTGTTTCTGCTTTCTCTCGATTAAACTTTTCTAATTCACCTTTGGCAAATGCTTCAGTTTCGGCATCATCTGTATCTTCATGTGTCTTACTATAAGGTTTTGCCTTTGGTTTCTTAAAAAGTTTAGGTTTTTCAGTTTTAGTTTCTACTTCATCAGAAACTTCAACTGCCTTGCTTTCTTCATTTTCCATTTTCTTCCTCTTTGGTTGAGTGCCTTATGGATAAGGGTAGCTCACTTCCATAATTTGTGGGCTGATACTATGCTAACTCCCCACCTTCGTCTATAGCTTGTATATCTGAAGGTAAAGCATTAGGATCTTGCTCCATCATGCCTTGTGGTTGAGTTGCCGTATCAGGTGGCACATTGTTATTATCTGGTTGTTCACCAGACAAATCTGTTATAAAATTTTGCACTGCTAGTTTTTCATCTCCACCATATATCTTCATAGCATAAGTTTTAATAGCTGATATTGGTAAAGATACTACATCTTCTTCACTTGTAAATTGATCTATTATACCACTAGCTTCAGGTGCAATCTTTTTTAAAATAGCGGCATTACTTGGACCTAGTAGTCCATCTAATTGTGCTATTTCTGTTTCATTTAAATTCTGTATTCTCTCATCTAGATTTGGATCTTGTGCTCCTTCAGGTGCGGGTCTTTCTGCCATTGGTGCAGGTGCCTGTCCTTGAGTTTTTTGACCTTGACCCAATCCTGACATATCAGGTGCATTAGGTAATTTTGGTGTTCCACCCATTAAACCTGTTGTGGTAACTTTATTATCTGGACCTATTGCCATTAGGCTTTTCTCCAATTACTTAATTCTAATTCTTTTATTTGTTTATCACTTACACATTTTCCAATTAACCAACATAAAGGTTCTCCAATACCTGCATATATTCTTCCAAGTAAATCAAACTTACCTTGGTTTAATCTCCATGCAATATCATTAGCTCTGTGTTGTGCAAGATGTTTCCAAATTTTTCTATATGTTGGATATTTTTTAATATGTTCTACAGTTGGTACTGCCCATAATAAATACCCTTTAATATGTTC